TCGTATCTATCAGCACAAAAGATAGTAGGTGCAGATAAAATTCCAGTACCTAATAAATTTGCAACAGAGGATGATTGGAAAGCTGTTTTTAATAAACTTGGCGCTCCAGAAAAACCTGAAGATTATAAATATAGTTTTAAAGAAGGAGAAGTTGATCAAGAATTAGTTTCTTCTTTTAATCAAGAAGCTCACAAACTTGGTTTGTTACCTCAACAAGCTGAAAGCTTAATTAAGTATTATAATAATATTACTGAAGGCAGCTCTATCCAGGCAGAAGAAAAAGCTGCTGAAACTAGATTAAATACTGAGAACGAACTTAAAAGAGAGTTTGGTCCTCAATATGCTAAAAGATTAGATCAAGCTAAAAGATTAGCATCATCTACATTAGGTAATGAATTTTTAGAAAATACTTTCTTACAAGATGGATCAAGACTTGGAGATAACATTGCTGTTGTTAAAGCATTCTCACAACTTGCAGATAAGTTATCTGAAGATGAGGTTGTTAAAGGAGATACATCTTCTTATATGACAGCTAAAGATCTTCAAAAAGAGATAGCATCTTTACAAGAAGAAGGTTCTCCATTTTGGGATAAACAACATCCTAATCATGACAGATCCGTTCAAGAAGTATTTAAGTTAAGAGAACTATTACATAATGGATAATGACGGTCATCTAAACGATGTAGAGATCAGACTAGAATGTGTAAGACTAGCTGTAGAATTTGCTCCTGAAATAGCAAGAATTACAGATCCATTAGATAAAGCTGAAACCTATTATAATTGGGTTACAAAACAAAATTCTAAGCGACAATCTGAAAAGACCGCTTCGAAAAAAGACAAAGTGAAGTCTTAAAATTTACAGAAGAGATCTCCAGTTTTGGAGGCAATCAAATCGATTAACATTAACCAACATAACTAAGGAGATTTGAAAAATGTCAAATCAAATTACAACTGCGTTCGTTGAACAGTATTCAAACAATGTTCAAATGTTATCGCAACAAAAAGGCTCTTTGCTAAGAGGTTCTGTTGATGTTGAAACTGTTGTTGGAAACAATGCGTTCTTTGAACAAGTTGGTTCTGCTACTGCTCAAAAAAGAGTTAGCCGACATTCTGATACGCCTCAACTAGACACACCCCACGCAAAAAGACGTGTAAGCTTGGTGGATTATGAATATGCGGATTTAATAGATCAGCAAGATAAGGTAAGAACTCTTATCGATCCAACAAGTGCTTATGCAAACGCTGCAGCTTTCGCTCTTGGTCGTTCTATGGATGACGAGATTATTGCTGCTGCAACTGGAAATGCTTTTACTGGTGCAACTGGTAGTACATCTACTGCGTTAGGTGCTGGACAAGCAATTACAGAAAGTGGAACAGATGGTTTAACTATTGCTAAACTTAGAACTGCAAAAGAAAAGTTCGATTTAGCAAGTGTAGATCCAAGTCTGCCAAGATTTTTGGTAGTTGGACCAAGACAAGTTTCTGATTTATTAGGAACTACATCTGTAACATCAAGCGACTTTAATACGGTTAAAGCTTTAGTAAATGGCGAAGTTGATACTTTTATGGGTTTCAAATTCATTACATCTACTAGACTTGCAATCGCTTCATCTAAAAGATTATGTGTTGCCTTCGCTGGCGATGGCATAAAGCTTGCATTAGGTAAAGACGTTATGACTAGAATTGATGAGAGATCTGACAAAGGATACTCAACTCAAGTTTATGTTTGTATGTCTATCGGTGCTACTAGAATGGAAGAAAGTAAAGTTGTTTCAATCCAAGCTCACGAAGCTTAATCAATAGGAGATATATATCATGGCAAGTGTTAAAGCGGTAAATATTACCAACTTAGATGCTACTCCGATTGTTAAGACGGATAGCGAAACTAACGGTGGAAAAATCAGAGTATCTTACGATAACTATGAAGCTTCATCATTAGCAAGTGGATCAGATATAACGATTGGCAGAATACCAGCCAACGCTACTATAATGGATGTTGTTCTAAAGTGTGATGCTTTAGGTGGCTCTTCAACTTTAAAAGTTGGCGATGCTTCAGACGATGACAGATATTTAGCTGCAGTTGGAACATGGAATGCTGCTGGTCAAACTCAGTCAATGTTAGGTGGCTCTACAGCTGCTAATACAGCAATGACTGGTCTGGGCTATAGAACAACTGCATCAACTGATATTATAATCACAACTGGAGGAGCTACTATTTCTGGCTCTATTCATTGTTGGGTTATGTACACAGTTGAGTAGTTAATACATTTTGTTTGGCGGATGAAATACTCCGCCAGGCGATAAGATTATGGCAAGAAAATCAAAGCCTATTTCAAGGAATAAAAGAAATTACAGACCTACTAAGAAAGGTGCTGGAATGACAAAAGCTGGAGTTAAAGCTTATAGAAAAGCTAATCCAGGATCAAAATTAAAAACCGCAGTAACTGGTAAAGTTAAAAAAGGATCGGCTGCTGCAAAAAGAAGAAAATCATATTGCGCAAGATCTTTAGGACAACTGAAGAGATCTTCTGCAAAAACTAAAAATAATCCTAATTCAAGAATTAGACAATCAAGACGAAGATGGAAATGTTAAAGTGAAGTATCTTTTAATTTTATATGTATGCAGCTATGCAGCAGAAACTCCTAAATGTAATGACGAAAGAATTACTGGAGGATTTGATGAATGGTCCACTTGTATAAATCAAGGATATAAACAATCACATTTTTTATTAAACGAACTTTATCAAGAAGATTTCGAAGATGAAAAATTAGCGATCAGATTTTCATGTGAGGAACAAGGAGAAAAAACGTAATGGCAAGTGTAGTAGATATGTGTAATTCAGCTCTTAACTTATTAGGAGCATCGACAATTTCAGCATTAACTGATGACAGTAAGAATGCAAGATTATGCAATCAAAGATATGATAGCGTTAGGAACAGAGTATTTAGATCTCATGCTTGGAACTGTTTACATAAAAGAGTTCAATTAGCTCAAAACAGTACAGCTCCAGTTATAGAATATTCTAATGCTTATGCTCTTCCGTCAGATTGTTTAAGAGTATTAAAAGTTCATAATGGAACTACAGACAGTATTGCTTCTGCTATTGATTACAAATTAGAAGGTAGAAATATTGTAACTGATGAAGGAACTATTTATTTAATCTATGTTGCTTTAGATGCAGATCCAAATAATTACGATAGTTATTTACAAGAAAGTATCTCTCATCAACTTGCTGCTGATCTTTGTTATGCAATTACAAATAATGCAACACTAGCAAATAATTATATGGCTAGAGCCGATGAAAGATTAAGAGAAGCAAGATTTATTGATGCAACCGAAAACAGTTTAGGAACTATTGAGAGTAACGAATTTACTGACGCAAGGTTATAATGGCTCGAACAACTTTAGCATTAACATCTTTTGTTTCAGGAGAGTTTGGTAATAAGCTTACTGGTCGAACAGATTTTGATAAATATCAATCTGCTGCAAAAACTATGGAGAACTTTTTAGTTCATCCTCAAGGAGCTGCTACAAGAAGAGTAGGTACTCAATTTATTGCTTCAGTTAAAACTGCTTCTGCTAAAACTAGATTAATTCCTTTTGAGTTCTCAACTACTCAAACTTATATTTTAGAATTTGGAAATAATTATATTAGATTTTTTAAAGATAAAGGTCAGATCTTATCTGGTGGATCTGCTTATGAAATATCAACTCCGTATTTAACTGCAGAGTTATTCGATATTAAATTCGCTCAATCTGCTGACGTTATGTATATCTGTCATCCTAATCATGAGGTAATGAAGCTCAGTAGAACTGGTCATACTTCATGGACATTAGCTCAAGTTGATTTTACTGATGGACCATATCTTGCAACAAATTCAACAACGACAACACTAACACCAGCTCAATCTGCAACTGGATCTGGAGTAAATATAACAGCTTCTGCAGTAACTGGAATAAATGGTGGATCTGGATTTTTAGCTACCGATGTTGGAAGAATAATAAGTTTCAATTCTGGTAAAGCAAAAATTACTTCAAGGACCAGTACAACAGTTGTCGTTTGTACAATTACAACTGCTTTTGCTAATACCAATGCTACAGCTGCTTTTAGTTTGGGTGCATTTTCAGATACGACTGGTCATCCTAGTTGCATAAGTTTTTATGAACAAAGATTAGTTTTTGCTGGAACTATATCTGAACCACAAACAGTATTTTTTTCTAAAGCTGGAGATTATGAAAACATGACTTCAGGAACTAACGCTGATGATGCAATGGTTTATACTATCGCTGCTAATCAAGTTAATGTTATTAGATATTTAAAAGCGCAAAGAACTTTAGTTATAGGAACTACTGCTGCTGAATATACAGTATCAGCTGATGGAACAGATGCTTCTATAACACCGACTAACATTACTATTAAAAGACAAAGCTCTTATGGATCTGCAAATGTTGATGCAGTTACAGCTGGTAATGCAATATTGTTTTTACAAAAAGCAAAAAGAAAAATTAGAGAATTAGCTTATAACTTTGATAGTGATAGTTATGTTGCTCCTGATTTAACAATTTTAAATGATGCAGTAACCGATAGTGGTATTGTTCAAATGGAATGGCAACAAGAACCAGATAATATTTTATGGTGTGTTAGAGAAGATGGACAACTAGCAGCGCTTACATATCAAAGATCTGAAAACGTAGTTAGTTGGCATAGACATATTTTAGGCGGAGCTTTTGGATCAGGTAATTCTGTTGTTGAAAGTATAGCTAGTATTTCTGGAGATCTAAACGAAGATGAACTTTGGTGTATTGTTAAAAGAACAGTTAATGGTGCAACTGTAAGATATGTAGAATGCTTTTCTGATTTTGATTTTGATGAAACTGCTTCTACAGATTTTAAATTTTTAGATAGTCATTTAAGTTATTCTGGATCTGCAACAACTACACTAAGTGGGTTAAGTCATCTACAAGGTCAAACAGTATCTATCCTGGCTGATGGATCTGTTCATTCAAATAAAGTTGTTAATGGATCTGGACAAATTACTTTAGATAGATCTGTTACTAAAGCGTGTGTAGGTTTAGCTTATGATAGTGTTTTACAAACTATGAGAATAGAAGGTGGATCTTTAGAAGGTACATCTCAAGGTAAAATAAAAAGAATTTCAAAAGTAGTTTTAAGATTATTTGAAACTGTTGGTGTTAAAGTTGGTCCAAGTTTATCTAACTTAGAAACAATACCTTTTAGAACTACATCAAGTAATTTATCTGCACCAGTAGATACTCTTATAGAAGGCGATAAAGAAATAGAATTTGACGATGATTATAATAGTGACGGACATATATTTATTAAACAAGATCAACCGCTTCCAGCTAGTATTCTTGCAATATATCCAACGCTAGTAACAAACGATGGCTAAATTTACTGTTGTTCCTTATGAAATGGAACATGGAGATCATATTATTGAATTTGGGATGAATGATAAGCTCATGGAAATTGATGCTAGTTATACGAATAATAGACTAGATATGGCAATTCCAGGTTTGGCATTTACTTTATTTTTAGATGAAACTCCGATTGTATCAGGTGGCATAGTTCCAATGTGGGAAGGTGTTGCTGAAGGCTGGGTGTTATCATCCAAACATATATTTAATTACAAAATTAAAGCTGCATCGATAATTAAAAAGAGATTGGATTATCTTTGCATCAACAACAAAATTATAAGATTACAAACTGCAGTCAAAGAAGAGTTCCTAACTGGTGTTAGGTTTGCTCAATGGCTAGGTTTAGAAAAAGAAGGTCTAATGAAATTTTATGGATTAGATCAAACTAATTATTGGAGAATGGCAAAATATTATGAGCGCACTTGGTAA